TGCAAATTTAACCATATCGACTTATTTACACTTGTAAACTTTGTCGACACTTATTAACATTTTACAAATGTAGATTTTACTTGTTTTACAAAAGAAAAAACTTTATATTTGTAAAAATTTGCGCTGATGAGGGAAAAATTGCTCGATCTGATGAAAAACGAAGGATTGAAGCCGAGCCAGCTCGCGGAACTGCTCGAAATCAATCCGGCGGGAATTTCCCATATTCTCGCCGGGCGAAACAAACCGGGCTTCGATTTGTTACAAAAGATTCTCCGGAGGTTCCCGCGAATCAATCCCGACTGGCTGCTGCTCGACTCCGACAAGATGTATCGCGACAGCAAACCCGAACAATCCGCACCGGCCGCTGCGTCCGAATCGTCGATCTCCGACGGATTGTTCGGTCCGGCCAGGAATACGCCGTTCAACCCGCCGCATCAGGAGCCGTCGACAACGTCCGAAAATCCGGCGCCGCCGGCAACGGCTCCATTTTCCGGCACACGGACAGACGTCGCCGTCCGGCGGATCGTAATATTGTACGATGACCTTACCTTCGAGAGTTTCACGCCGACAAAGCGCTAAAAGCCATCGCCCGGAATATTTTTGTGAATATTGCACACACAGGAAGATAATCCGCCGCCGGCCGAAGCTTAAAATCCAAAATGAATTTAACCCGCCGGCTAATCGTCCGACCAGCGACCATAAAAAAAGCATCCTTTAATCGGGATGCTTTTTCAATACAGTACAAAGGTAATTGAATTAATATTGTCATTATGTTAAATGATGGGTGATTTTGTCCTTCTTACTACGCTGTCCTTTAGGACTTTACACATGTAATTTACATTTGTTAATATTAATATTATGTTTGATGATTCATTCAAATTGTGTCTTGTGGTTGCTGACCTCGTTGCTATAACTGAGACTGTTCGTAACGACGTTCCCGCGTGCCTTGCTGATCGGCTTGATCTTGCCGTTAAAACGATTCGCGAAGTCTTGGAAAACGTGCAGTAATACTTTAATTTACATTTGTAAAACACTTAAATTCATTTAGTTATGGAAACGCCTGAAGTTGTAATTGTTCTTCCCAGCGGCACGAAAATCGAGTGCACCGCAAAATCTGCTAAATATCTTATTATCGGCCTTGGTCTTGAAGCCGTTATCAAAGATGGAGAAATTCAAAAATCTGCTGAAGAGTAAGAAGTTTTGGACGCTGATTGCGGCCCTTGTGGCCGCTTTCGCGGCCTTCTTCACCTCTTCGTGTTCTGCTTCTCATTATGTCGCCCAAAGCGTTTCAAGCTTTGTCAAAGGTGATACTACTACTACTGTTATCAAATATGAGCAAGTAGGCTCTTTTAAGAAAAAATAATCATGAAAAAGCAAACCGAGTATATTATTATCGTTGATGGTCGTCCGTTCTTTAGCGTTTTCGCTCCTTCGGCCATTTCTGTTGTTAAGAATGAGGCCGTAGAACGTTTTGGCCCCGATGTTAAAATCGAGGTTCTCGTGCAAACTACCTCGCCTTATGAGTCGGGTACCGTTGTTGACGATAGCAAGTAACGTTTACTATCACCTTATGGCTACGAATACATGGAGGGCCTTTGAGGCCCTCCTTTCGTGGTCCGACGAAGTGCGCTACGAAACTGTTCGTGGTAAGGACCCTTGTTTAGTTGTTGTTTTTGACAAGTCCGAAGAGTTCTTTCGCTGGAAAGATTGGGTAGTAGATTCAGCCTTACCCTATTGTTATACTCGCACCGTGGATGATCGCGTTATTATTACCGTTCCCGTTGAGCCTTTCTTTCGTTCGACAGTTAACCCCTCGAAATGGCGTGTGAGCAACCGCAGAGCATAGTTAATCGTCGCTACGTCGATATGACTTATAACGAAGTTATTGACTACGCGAAAGTTAACTACGGTACTTTTTGGCCTCCGGATTACGTTATAGAGGTGCCTTGCGGCTACTGCCATTCTTGTCAGAAGTCGTATAATAATCAGTATCGTATCCGACTTATGTATGAGGTTCGCCGCTGGCCTCCGAATTCCTGCCTATTTGTTACCTTAACCTTTGACGACGATAACCTAAAGAAGTTTTCGAAGGACACTAATAAGGCTGTCCGTTTATTCCTCGATCGTTTGCGTAAAGATTATGGTAAACAGATTCGACATTGGTTTGTTTGCGAATTCGGCACGCTTCGCGGCCGCCCTCACTATCATGGCATTCTTTTCGACGTTCCGCGAGAATTGATTGATGGTTATGATTCTGATGTTCCTGGCCATCACCCTTTGCTTGCCTCTCGTTGGCAGTACGGTTTTGTTTTTGTCGGCTATGTTTCTGATGAGACGTGTGGTTATATTACCAAGTATGTAACTAAGTCGATCAACGGTGATAAGGTTCGCCCTCGCGTTATTGCTTCACATGGTATAGGCGAAAATTATTTGGATACCGACGAGGCTTGTTTACATAAGATTGGCGATAAATACCAGCCTTCCATGTCGCTTAATGGCTTCCCGCAGGCTATGCCTCGTTATTATTATAACAAGATGTTTACGGAGGTTGATAAGCAAAACATAATTCTTGATCGTTATATTAATCCCCCTGTTGAATTTAGTTGGCAAGGTCAGAAGTTTGCGAGCAAGTTTGACCAAGTTATGCAGCGTTGCTCTACTTTGAAGTTGAACAAATCTGCCGGTCTAACCCCTTTCGCTCCCCTACCCTCTTCGCCTCGTGTTTCTTCTTTTGATAGATTCAAACAACTTATAGATGAAATTAAAGACTTTGAATAATGGCAAAATATCGCATTCCGTCAGATTATAAGAATGATGTTTCCAAAGCCTCTCATTCGTGGCCCTCGGGCGCTGGTTCTCCTATTCATTTAGGATTAGCCTACCCTACCCACCATCGTCATTTGAATGTCGGCGATCGCATTCGTGGCGATGTTAATACACTCGTGCAGTCGAACCCCATGCAAGGCCCCCTGCTTAACGGGTTTCGACTTGTTACTATTGCCACCTTTATGCCTGATGGTGTTATCTACGGTTGGCTGCGTAACGGTAAACGTTATACCCCCGATCAGTATAAGGGTTTTGGTAAGTATTATTTTAATCCGATGAAGTCTAACCTCGCTGGTTCTTATGTTGACCCCGCTTTCAAGAGTACTCGCAAAATTTGGAATCTCCATCGTGGTCTCTCTGCTCCTACCGAGCAGGATGCAACTTATTACGATGTTTGGGCTGATGATTTGATGAACGCCGACAGCGAATCGCAATGGTACGACCACATTGGCCGTGGCGGTCTTTGGGATTGGCTCGGTGTTCCTGCTGGTGCTGTTTCTCCTTATTTTGGTATTCAATCTACACAGTTAGAGGATTCTGAGTCTTTCTGTTGGAATCTCGCACCTTTCGTTGCATACCTTCTTTCGCATTATTATTATATTGCGAATATGCAAGAGGATTATGCTTATTTTACGCGTGGCGCTCGCGAAATTGCGTGGGAACTCTATGAGTCGGCAAGTATGGATTATTCGAAGTCGCTCGCGGAATTGCCCTTTAACACGGTTTTTGATAGTCTTGATCCTAATATGATTGTAGATTTTGTGCAGAATTTGTTTTCGAATTCTATGTCTGGTGCTGGTGGTGATTTCTTTAATTCGTATGGTAGTTTGTATAAGCCTCTTGTTTCTATGATTACCGCCGGACTTGGTGCGCACGGTGGCCTCCTCTCTGTTCCTTATTCGCCCGATCTTTTTGGAAATATTATTAAGCAAGGGTCGTCGCCTACTGTTGAGATTCCTGTTATTGAGGATAACGAACAGCATCAAACCGCTGTTGCTGTTCCTGAGCTTCGGTTTTGGACGAAAATTCAGAATTGGATGGATCGTCTCTTTGTTTCCGGCGGTCGCATTGGTGACGTGTTTCGTACTGTTTGGGGGAAAGATTCTTCCCCGTATGTTAACAAACCCGATTTCCTCGGTGTTTGGCAATCTTCGATTAATCCTTCTAATGTCGTAGCCTCTGCGGATGGTACCACTGCTAGTACGGAATCGAATGTCGGCCAAATGGCCGCTCGTGTTGATAGTTACTCTGATTACGGCCGTAACGGTAAGATTGATTACTACGCCAAAGAGCCGGGAACCTTTATGCTTATTACTATGCTTGTTCCGCAACCTGCTTATTGCCAAGGTTTGCACCCCGATTTGTATGGTAATTCTTTTGCGGACGATTTTAACCCGGAACTTAAGGGCATTAGTTTTCAGTCTGTTCCTCGTCATCGCTTTAGTATGATGCCTACGGGTTTTGACGCTCCGTTAAAAAGTCCGTTTGTTGCGTATCAGGCGGATGTTAAAACTGATCCGAATCAAATTTCGGTCGGTGAAGAGGTCGCTTGGTCGTGGCTTCGTACAGATTACCGCCGCTTACATGGTGAATTTGCGCAAAATGGTGTTTTCCAGTATTGGACTTTAGTTCGTCGTTTCTCGGAATATTACGTCTCGGAATCTAAGCCGGATAGCCCCGTAAACTATTACGATTACAATTATTATGGTTCGTACATTAATCCCCTTTCGTGGCAATATTTGTTCGCGTCTACTTCGTTGACTGATCCTAATTTTATTCTGATGGCTGATTATAATTTGCGTGTAGTTTCATCCGTTCCGGCTAATTATATGCCTTTCCTTGGACGTTAATTTGCAAGGCTATGTACCCTAAAAAACGCTTGATCAATTCCGGTCGCATTGCTTCCGGTTCGTTTACTCCTTGTGCTGATTGTCAGCGTATTGCTCGCCGTATTTCGTATTACGTTAACGGCGGTGTTGATCTTGAAGGTCTTTCTAATCGAGCTCCGGTTGAAGGTCATTTCGATAGTCCGGACGACATCGCGTCGGATACTCTCGATATTACGTCTGATCCTACTGTTTCTAAACTTGATATTGCTGAATATGCGTCGATGCAGTATGCGGATGCTGCTGCGAAGCGTTCGGCTAAAAAGTTCACCGATACGCCTGACGATGATTCCGACTAATTGAACAATGGAAAACGGGGAGGGCCGCAATATACTTGATATATATTGCGGAGTGCGGAAGCACGTCCCTCGCCCGTTTTTTGTAAGAAAAATAGAACAATATGCCTTCAGATTTTAGTAAAGGTTTCGGTAATCTTGGCCAATTAATGGGGTCAACCGCTGCTGGTGCTATTGGTAATATCGCTTCCGGTGCTGCAAATGCTCTCTTCGGTGGTATTCAAGCTCGCCGCAATTGGAAGTACAAGCAAAAGGAAATGGCTCTTCAGCAAAAGTACAACCTTGAGAATATGCAAAAGCAGTTCCAATATCAGCAGGAAGCATGGGATCGTGAAAACCGTTACAATGATCCCCGTAATGCCTCTGCTCGTTGGCGTCTCGCTGGTATTTCCCCCAACGCGGTTTTTGGTAACTCTCCCGGCGGTGCTGGTGTCGCCGGTTCTGCCGGTACTCCCGATGTTTCTAATCCTTCTGCTGGTGGTAATGTAGATACTTCGTCTTACCATCCTACTCTTACTCCTGTTGAAATGATGCGTGCGCAAAACGAGCAAAAGATCGCTGATTCGCAGGCTGATCTTAATAAAGCTCTTGCCGATAAAGCCCGCGGTGATACGAAAGACCCCGATATTACGAAGCGGTCGCAGATTGTCCAGCTTTCTCGCGATGAAATCGCCAAGGAGACGGAAGAAGTTCAGCGCGATATTCTTAACATTCAAAAAGGCTTTGTCGAGGCTAAAGAGTCGAATGATGTTGCCATTCAGCGTGCGAAATATTTGGAGATTATCGCAAATTGTACTAAATTGCTGGCCGACAAGAACGTCTCCGAAGAAATGAGGGAAAAGTTAGAGGCCGACAAGGAATTGGCACAAGAGATGGTTAATACTGAAAAAGCAAAACAGCGCAATCTTGATGCTGATACTGATTTGAAGGATGCTTATCGCAAAACTGAAAATGATTTGCGCGATGGTAAAATAAAGATACAGCAAAGCGAGGCGAAGAGAGTTATTCAATCAGCGTTTAACGGCAAGCTGAAGAATATGGAACTCGCCGAGCAGCTTGCGCGTATTATGACAGGCTCCGACCGCTCTTCCTCCCTTTACTCTATTCTTGATAAGGCTATCGAATCTATTGGCACCCGCGAGCACGACGAAAAAGAGAATGTTCGTCGCCGATTCTTAGACGAGTTGCGTAATTTTGAGTATTTACATGAATAATTATTTGTTATGACACTTTTAACTATTGGTTACGGTCAAGTTGTAGTTATCGCGATCTTTTTGTTTGTTGTCGTCCCGCTCTTGCTGTTAATCCGCGCGATTATTCGTTGGCTCAATCGTCGTTAATCAAGTCGTAAGACTGGAGCGGCCTCGCACCGTAGGGA